AGGGCTGAGGAATCCAAAGCTAATGAGAAAAAGAGGCTGCCTGATGCCTTGAAGAATCACATGTTCAAGAAGGGCGGTAAAGATAAGAAAAAGGATGAGGAATGTAAAGAAGGCGTTGATGAAAAGGCTCGTTGCACTAAGAGGGAGAAGCGCCAGGTCAAGCATATTGAGAAGGGTGAGAAGACTGCTGGCCAGTCCGCCAAGAAGGCTAAGGAAATTGCTTACGCAACCGTAAATAAGCTAAAGACTGAAGGTAAGGTCAACGAAGATAAAACTAAAGGTCCGAAGGGTATGCGTGGCACCGATCTGCTTAAGGATCTTTTGGGTCTAGGTTAATAAGGAGCAATTCTGATGTTGCTATTAGAACGTATTATTGGTGAAGCAAAGATACTGGAATCCGATCGGACGAAGCTGCCGGATGGTGTTCTCTGCAGGGTCAAAGAACCGGTTTGCAACGTCGACCAACTGAATGCGAACAAGCGAAAGTACGGTTGGGACGTGTGGGAAAAGGTTATGGATAACCAAACCCTGACAGAACAGATGCAGAAACGTGCTCTGTTCGGTCACGCGGAACATCCCGCTACGTCTCAGTCGGATTTACAGTTGGTCTCCCATGCGATTCTTGAATGGGTGATCGATAAGCCCGGTAACACCGTTTATCAGGTGTTCGACGTGTTTGATACCCCCACCGGTCGTATCGTTGACTGTCTACTCAGAGCCCAGTGTAAGGTTGGTGTGTCTACCAGGGCAGAGGGTGAGTTGACCGAAGAGGTTGATGAGAAGTCCAAACAAAAGTATCAACGGGTGATCGCAGATAAATATAAATACATCACCACTGACTTCACTGCCGATCCCTCGACGTTTGGTGCTATCCCTATCGAGGTCAAGCGAAACGTGGTTACTGAAATTAAAGCTGCTGCGAATTGCAGGAAGGCAACAGCTAACGATAAGAAATTCGCAGGAGTCATCTTGGAATCGATGCACTGTAAGGACAAGACTAAGTGTCAGCACTGTGGTTGTTGTGATGCTATTAAAGAGGCGACGGTATCAATCGTCGCGGATCCAAATCAAGGTCTGGTTAATGTTGGTGGTGATGTTGGTGCCGTCAATATCAATCCGACATCTACTAATATCAATCCTGGTGGTGCCGTTCAGATCACTGTTACCACTACTCCGCCCGTCCAACTGGCACAGCCTGTTGAACCCCCCGCGGAGGGTACTCCTGAGCAGTTGGGGGTTGATGATGAGGCTCATGAGAATCCAGAGAAAGAGACTGATGATGCCCCCGATGAAGACGAAGTTGAGGAGTCTAAGATCAACGAGGACACTAGCGGTCTTCTTGGTAAGATTGCGGCACTTCGGAAGGAAATTGACGCAATTAGGCTTGATGGATGGGAACAGACGAAGTTGGCTCGTAAGCTTGAGAAGGAAGGAAATAAGAAAGAATCAGTCGCCAAACATAAAGAGGCAGATAGGCTTAATAAGGAGTATAACAGGCTTCGTAAGGCAATGATAAAGGATCTCGTTAGTTCGTACGATATCAAGACCAACGAGTCGAAGGTTAACGAAGGAGTTAAGATTTGGACGGAGGAAGAATTCCAGGGAGATAAAAATTTCGACGAGTATAAGGTTCTCAACGCTGTTGTGTCCTTCGATATAGACTTAGATAGAAACAAAGAAAAGGTATCAAGTAAGATTGAGAGGTCTTTTGGTCCAGCCACTGACGCTACGGAAGGCGAGGATTTTTGGTTTGGGGTTATTGATGAAAAACCGTTTGCTATAGTGTCGTCCGAGGGTACGGTTGAATTAAGTGCGGTGGATGATGAGACCGTTGAGAAAGTCGCCCAGTACATGGACTTGGAACAACAGTGGGCACAAGAACCTAACACCAACGTACCAAACGAGTCGAAGGTCAACGAAGCAAAGATGAAGCACTTTAAAGTGAAGATGGATTTGATATTTGGTGAGACCAGTGAATACGCCAGTATTGAAGCAGTTGAAAAACTGATTCGGGATAAATTCTCGCACGCTCTAAAGTCCGTGCACGTGTATGGTAGTGCTGCCGGTGTTGAAGAGTCTGCCAGTGCTATGCTTAAGGAAGCGACCCAGCTTAAGATTGATGCTGCGACCCTTCGGGCTGAGCGTGATCGTCTTGCTGAGGCTGTCAATGGAACATCCGACAAGGTTTTGCAACTGAAAATAGCCACCACCAAGATTCACGAGATGCAGAAGTCTGAGAACGGTGAGGTTACTGCCCTGCGGACTAAATTGGAGGAAAAAGCCACTACTGCAGCCGACGCTACTAAGAAGCTGGTTGAGTCTACCGCTGCTATTACAACCCTTAACGAAAAGGTCAAGGAACTGACCGTGGGTAACGAGAAGACTCTCGAAGAGAACAAGCTAAAGATCGAAAGCGTAGAAAATGGGGCAAAGAAAGCTCTCGTAGAACAAGTGAATAAGGCCAAGACGGACGCGACACGTGCTGTGATTATAGAGTACGTGGGTCGTCAGTTGAAGGCTTTCAAATCGGTACATGATAACGTTCGGGCACTTCTCGAAAAATGCATGACGATTGCAGAGGTCGACGAGGTCCTCAACGAATTCCGAGACTCCCAGCGACGGAGTGCACTTCATTCCAAGCCGCCCAAAGAGATCACGGTTCGCAAGGACGAATCAGGGACGAACAATGATGTAAGGAAACGTGTGGGTATGGTATTTGAAGGTTTTGGAATGTCATAGGAGGAAGATCATGGATCTTCACGAAGCAATTCGGCAGGAGATGCTCCTGCTTGAGCAAAGACGTGACTCTCTTTGTGAGAAGCCGGCCATTAAGCCGTATCTCGAAGAGGTCAGTTCGTACATTCAAAAGACCCAGAACCGTGAAATGACGGTTATGGAGAAGCGAAACATCGCCCAGTGCCTCGATAACGCCATTATGGAAGGCGGCATTCGTCAGGGACAGCGATTGTTCGAGAACACGACCACGGAAGACCACATTAGTTTCCTGGGCATTCAGCTGCCCGTGATTAGTGCGTTGCTTCCGTCACTGACCCTGAACGACGTTGCCACAGTGCAAGCGCTTGATCGGCGTATCGGTGCGGTATTCTTCATGGACTTCCTTTCCGGGTCCGCGAAGGGTGAGGTTGGACTTGGTGAGACGCTGTTCAGCTCGAAGAGCGGTCCAAACGCCAAGGGTGGTGCCCGTCGGTACGCGATGGCTGCTGCGGAGCGTGAGGAAGTTGGTTACGGCGATACGACGTTCACGTCCGTGACTGGAATCAACCCAGGTTTGATTCTGCGTGATAACATCGTCGTTGAAGCTACGGATAGCTATGGTAACGTGTGGGAGATCGGTGTTTGCTCCTCGGCTGGTGTGATTACCACGAGCCCGAACGCTGGTTCCGGCGTTACCTGCGTTGGTTCCATCGCCACGTCTGGTGTGTATACCATCGCGGTCGGTGGTCTGCTTGACAGCACGACCAAGGTTACGATTACGTACTACTATCAGTACGATTTGCCCGTTGACAATCAGGGTAACAAGACGGGCGTTCCTGAGGTCGACCTGACGGTCACCCAGGAAACGATCACCGCGGTTGACTTCCCGATTCGGTCGAAGTACAGCATCGGTGCCCAGATTGATCTGCAGAAGGCACACGGCTTGAGCCTTGAGGACGAGCTTGTGAAGGTGCTCGGTGGCGCTGTGAAGTGGGCCATCGATCAGAGAGGTTTGGACATGATGATCGCCGCATCCACGGCGACCGGCGCTGCTACTCAGTGCACCACGTGGGATGCTCACATCCACAGCGGCCAAGCCTGGCTGTGGCATAAGTACGAGTTCCTGGATCGTCTTAACGAAGGTAGCAACAACATCTTCGATAAGACCAAGCGTGGTGTTGCTAATTTCATGATTTGCGGCAACAATGTTGCCCGAGTTGTGAGGCAGCTTACACAAGGTGGGGATTTCAAGGCTTCCGCCGCTCTTGGCAAGCAGATTCCCACAGGTCCGCTGAATATCGGTAACGTGTCGAGCGTCAATAACATGGTTGTGATTCAGAACCCGTTCATGGATTCGAACACGTACACGCTCGGCTTTAAGGGTGACAGCTACCTGTACGCAAGCTTCATCTATGCTCCGTACATCCCGCTGTTCGCGACCCCGACGCTGATCACCTCCGACCTGATCGCTCAGAAGGGCTTCCTTTCGAGCGCTGGGTTCAAAGTGATCAACCCTGGTCTGTTCTGTGCTGGTGGAATTTCCAACCTCGGAGTCTAAACCAGTAAGTGCTGCCCGCCAAGGATGGTATGACGCCGGGGAGGCAATCCTCCCCGGCGTTTTTGTTATTTGGGGCACTTCATGATAATCCAGAAAATCAAATCGCTGAAAGATCAAACCCTCGACACAACGGCCGATCGTAAGTCGTTGGTTGTGGGTGAAGTCATTAACATGAATTTCCTCAGTCAGGCCCAGCTCATGTCGTTTGTTGATATTGGCGTACTTGAGTTAGCCGATCAGAACGAGCCGGACAAAAAGGTCATTCCGGTGATTGGGGAACGAAAGTTTGTTGATGACGTGACAAAGAGAGAGATAGAAATACCGGTGGTATTTAACCCGGGATTCAAGTTGGAAGAACACTTGAGGAGCGTGGTATAATTGGGTATGGAAACCAAAATTTGTACAAAATGTGGCAATGAAAAACCGGCAACGGAAGAGAACTTCTACAAACATAAAAATGGTTTACATGGATTGGCATCGTGGTGTAAAGAATGCTTCCAGTTGTACCGGAATGATCATGCTGATGATAGGAATAGAAAATCCTTGGGTCGAAAGCTTCTCGTTCTTTCCAATTATGGTGGTTCATGTTCCGTTTGTGGTATCACCGACCCGGCCTTCTTAACTATTGACCATATCAACAATGACGGTTCCGACCAAAAGTTTTCCGATCCAAGTTCTCGACATTTATATGATTGGTTGATTCGCAATAATTTCCCGCAAGGTTTCCAAGCTCTATGCTGGAACCATAATCACCTGAAGTTTTTTGAGAATAGGCGATTAAGGAATAATAGGTCTGCTGAAAAATATGTTAGATCGAATGATAAAATCAAGTGTTTCGTCATTGGCCATTATGGTGTCCAGTGTGTCTGCTGTGGTGAGACTAATATTAATATTCTAACCATTGATCATATTAATGGTCATGGAAATAAACACAGAATTCAGACCGGTTGTGGAACTGGTGTTAAGTTTTATCGTTGGTTACGTGATAATAATTTTCCATCAGAATTCAGAGTTTTGTGTTGTAATTGTAATGATGGAAGACGTGTAAACGGCGGTGTTTGTCCTCATGAATTAAGGAGATCATATGGCAAGAGACTACACCAAGTATCTGACTTGGTTACGTCAAGAGTTCCGTCCATTAACTCTGGCTACCCCAGAGGGTACCCTCAAGCAAATCGTGGAGAACAGCATAAGGTACTGGAACACAAACAGTGCCTACAAGTTGGGCACAATGGTCAATTATGCTGCTCTAACCAAGAGGGTTCAACTAAATGCCCAGTTCAAAACGGTCGTGGATTAAATGATGGTCCACGTTAAAGCCGCTCAATTCGGTGAACTTCTTATAAATATAAGAAAATACCGAGCCAGACTCCGATTTTTCGGCAGCAATGGTGTAACGACTACGCCCCGTAAAGTGATTTACGGGACTACGGCGGCCGACCAAATGGTCGATGGTATAGTCTGAACCGTGCAGTGATGTACGGAGATGAGCCGAAAGACTCGTCCGCCCACCATATGGTGGGTCATGAAAGTAACAGTTTGATCTACCCTGATAAAACGACCACGTGGATTAGTAATATGGTTCACGATAAAGCCGCTCAATTCGGTGAACTTCTTAGAACGCTAAGAAAATACCGAGCCAGATTGTTGAGAAAAATCAACAACAATGGTGTAACGACTACGTTTCTTGGGGCGACCCAAGAGGCTACGGCGGCCGACCAAACGGTCGATGGTATAGTCTGGACTGCACGGCGACGTGCAGAGGTGAGTCGAAAGTCTCGCCCGCCCATTATGGTAATGGGTCATAAAGTAACAGACAGCTGGAACGACCATCAATGTGGTGGCTTTGCCGGGCGACCGGCATCGAAGAATTCCGTAAACTGCGGGAACATCCGAGGATCCCAAACTACTCGCCGTACGGCAGTAACAATGTTTGGGTGCGGACAATCCGCAACCAAGCCCTTCGCGGCCACCGCGTGAGGGAAGGCTCAACGAGCATAATCGGAACGTCTCACTGAGACGGTGGTGTGCTCTGAACCATACAGCGATGTATGGAGTTCGGCAGAAATGACCGAACCGCCAGAAACGACTGGTGGTAACAGATTGCCATTGTGGACCCTTATGGGCATTTCGGTGATGGACAACGTAACCGGTGACCTGATCATGATGTCGGAAGCCTTCCGTAACTATCGGGTTTATGTTGGGGTAGACTTCCAATGGCAGTTTGATAAGTCAGACGTGCCCGGTGTTGGTGGGTATCTTTATTGTATCAACGTACCGTCCGGCACCCAGAAGCTATTCGTAATGGGGACAAAGAGGATCCTTGAGGAAGAGGACGTAAAGGTTGAGCAGGTCCTCGACTGGCTTTATCGATATAGTAAGGCTCAGTTGAAGCAGATTGAGGGTAACACCCTTCGCAAGAGCGCCATCATCAACGTCGCTAACGACGGTCAAGCACTCGTGGATGAGGGCAAGGAAGAAATGAAAGACCTGCAAGATCGGTTGTCAAAAGATAGTAGATGGGTGCTGCTCGCGAAACGATGTTAGGAGAAGGTATGCCTAGTGAATTAAAATCGGGGGGTCAAGATGATCCTCCTCTGCTTGAAACTCGCTCTACTGTTCTTGATCGGTGCCGTTACCTGGGCACTCGCCCTTTACCGGTATTTAGCTTTCGAGCGACGGCAGGCGAACTTGCTGTGCTCCTTGGTCTTTATAGAGGAGTTCGTAGTTCTGTTTTTGGGGGTGTGGCTAGCTAACAATCGAGATTACCTTGGTGCAGCAGCCATCGCACTGGGTGGTGCAGTATCTTCAAGAATCGTTGTTAATAGGGCAAAGTCGGTAGACGGGAGTAACTGTCCTACCAGGTAATTCAACCGTAGTTTCTTTTTGTGGGGTTGGATATTGTATTTATGACGAGGGTAAAGTCAATAGATGGAAGTCCAGTTCAACGAGCTGATTGAGGCCACCCTTTCTGACATTCACCGAAAACATCGATCCGTGAAGATGCTGTTTCCCACGTTCGACGATCGGGTAAAGAACGTTCAACTCATGGGTGGTATTCGTCTTAAAGAGGTAGACGACGATAACTGGCACTTCTCAGTACACTCTGGCACCAAGAAGGATGTGTGGTACGACTGCACACTTCATTTCAAGAACATTCAAGAAGTCCTCGAACACTATGTAAAAGATCGTCGTCTGTGGGTAGAAGATCGATCAAGGGTGGATCTTAAGAAGCTTGCTGCGATATTTGTCGAGAAGGTTGACGTCCAAGTGTTCTGCTCATGCCCTGCATTTCTTTATTTTGGCCCCGCCTATATTCTTGGTCGGCCCAAGTACGACGCCAAATACACGGACCCAGAGCATCGGCCACCGAACAAGCGAAATCCAAAGCAATATGGGGCTACATGCAAGCATTTCACGAACGTCTTGAAGGCCCTGCCGTTTTATACCGGCACCATCGCGAAGTGGTTGAGGGACTTCTATGCTAGAGACATCGCTGGTTACGAAAAGGAAGCGATGCGGGAATTTGGCTGGCTCCGTAAGGCAGCCACCGTTCTTGGCAAGAAGAAGGCAAGGGTTGGGAAAAAGCCGGTGAAGGGTCCGGAGAAGAAACCGGAGCCAACTAAGACGGAAGCAGAGGAAGAGGGTCAGACGCAACCGGAGACAGAGGGAAATACACCCCCTGAAACACAGGAGAATGAGCGAATCACCGAGTCAAAAGACGAGCAGTACAAATGGTTCATCAACAGAACCAACAAGCACGTCAGTCTGGTGAAAAATGCTGCCAAGAAGATTGTTGGTGCTTATCCTGAATTTGAAGATCTTCTAAAACAGGTGGAGGTTCACGACGCTTCAAAATTAGAAGAGCCGGAGAAAACGCCGTACGTATCAATTACATGGAGACACAAATTAGAAAACGAACGTGGGGAATTTGACCCCATAAATAATAAGGGATATCAAACCCCCGGTTTGTTGGCGAAGGAAGACGAGAATACTGCCACTTTGCATCATATCACAACCAATTCTCATCATCCTGAGTACCATTTGAAGGATAAACAGGACGCGAACATAAACAGTAAAGATCGTGACAAATCAAATAGCTGTGTCGATGCTACAGCTATGCCTGATCTTGATATTGCTGAAATGGTGGCAGATTGGCAGGCAATGTCAGAGGAACTGGGAAAAAATACTTCAAGGCAATGGTTCAATAAACAGAAGGACGTTAGGTGGCACTTCTCAGCCAAACAGGAACAGTTAATCGACGGACTGTTGAGGGTCTTCGAGGCTGTGGTTGATGAAAGTACTTCGATTCGTCTTACCAGCCGTCTGTTGGAGAAATACAGACTGTGAACTTTCACGACTTAATGACTAGGATTTTCGATTCAACCAGCCGTATCAATGAGGATGCTGCTCCCGCCCCCGTTGGCCCTTCAATTGGTCCCAACGTGGGTGGTGCAACGACCGAGAATGATATCCAAGCTTTGCCTGTTCACCTTGGTGCCAGCACCGCAAGACGAAAGAAGAAAAAAGGTAAGATGATAAAGGGTCTGGTAAAAGAAGCTGTTGATAAGGATCTTGAGCGTCTTCGTAAGGAGCTCAAGCTCGAACTCATTAAGATGTTCAATCATGACGAGTTCGTGACCACCGTGCAGGTGTGGAACGCTTTCAAGTCCGCATTCGGTGCCGGCCAGTCACGAACTCAAAGGGTGGCCGTCACTTGCGAGCGCCAGCAAAAGGACGCTCAGAAGTTGTATGGTGATCTGCTTCGTGAGCATGGAGACGACAAGGGTAGTATCGAGATGATTATCTCTGCCATTCAGGAGAAGCGACCACTTGGTCAGTTCCCGGTGATGAGAAAGTATGACAACTTGTTTGGTAATCGTACCAGTGTCGAGTTTCAGGGGATCAAGATCGTGTTTGAAGCCACGGTTGACTTCATTTATGACCCCACACAAACATTGTATATTGATGACCTGGAACTTCTTGATCGTATCGAGGAAGAATTTGGGTCTATAATTAAGAGAAGTAAGAATGTATTGTATCCAGTCGGCGGCAAATTTCGTCATGACTTCTTCAATCAGTTGAAGTCGATGATGTCTGATAATGTTGAGGAGCCAAAAGATGAAAAACAAAGCGACTAAAATCCTGGAGGCAAAAGACCTTCAGCTGTACAAGACAATGTTAAGAACATTGGGCGATTACATTGTGAACGTGCCCATGACTGGCATTGATAGACTATTCAATACGATCGTTGAAAAGGGTGCACAAGTCATGCCAAAGGATAAAAATGCTATTGATATTCTTTGGTGGGTACTTTCGTGTGATTCTCCCGCTGCTGTTCATAAGATGCTGAATACTCGATTCAGTGATCTTCCTGTGGGAATTCGTCCAATGGCGAAACAGAAGCAGAGACACATCGTCGCTTCCTGGTCGAGGGACGATGTGATTTCCGATCGGGTGAAGGATCTAGTTGACTGGGCTGCGACCGGAAAGAATGGTACGTGGACTGATATCGATGGTAAGAAGGTCGAGATAATCGACATGAATGCCAGGGAAGAGGAGAATGAATAATGGATAGCAACCTATTCAATAATCTGAAAAAGATCGACCTTTCCAGCCAACCGGTAAAAGATTGGAAAGAACGTTATGGTGGTAAGAAACCCGGCACTTTTCGCATCGAAGAGACCAAGTTTGGTACTAAGCTGAAGGTGATTACTGAGAGTGGACAGGTTGTGTTCGGTTGGCCGCGTAAGCGTCCTGACGGTATCATCGATTGTGGTATTTATGGTGCCCCATTACACGTTAAGGAAGCTGTCGTTGAGTACCTTACAGACCCGAAGGCTTTCATGGTAAAGGTCAAAGAGTGTGATGCCACCACTGTCCCCGGCACCATGAAACCTAACGAGAAGCCCGACATCAACGCAGAAGATCAAGGCATGGAAGACTACAGCGATGATGACATGACGAAGGCCAAGGATAAGACCACCGGCACCGAAATGGGTCTGCGTGAGGTTCCAGATAAGGAGCTCGAAGACCAGAAACACGCGAAGGAATCGAAGAAGACCCGCCGTGGTGTTGGTATTCGCGAGCATCTTCGTTTTTGTAATGGCTGCAACAAGACTTTCCGTAGCAATGAGGCTAAATGTAAGTGTGGTAGTGATAAGACCGAAACCATTGGCGAGCGTGAATATTCAGACATGACCGCTGTCGATAAGTTCGTGTTCGAAGTGGAGTATATCATGGACGGTCAGAAGGCCAAGACCAGGGTGATAGCTTTTGATGAAGGTGATGCAAAACGATCGGTCGAGAAGACCAAACGTGGGTCAAAAGCCACTATCGCCAAAAAGATTTCCGATGAGTCAAAGGTCAACGAGGAGGGTCTTGCGGACAAAGCGGATAAGAAACCAGAGGACTTCGATAAAGAGCAGCTGGCGGCTGGTAGTAAGGTCGAGATGGAGCATACCGATGACTCCGCAAAGGCCCAGCAGATTGCAATGGACCACTTGACTGAAGACCCGCAGTATTACACCAAACTTAAGAAAATGGAAGCTGGCAAGTGCGAGGCTCGTGTTCCCGATGATAAGGATCCCGAGGCCACACCTGTCGATGAGATGGACTCTCTGATTGATAATATACACCAGTATAACGAATCGGCTTCCGAATCCAACAGAGTGACCCGTGAACAAATTGATTTCGTGATAAAGTCACTGACTCACACCGACGATTCAAAACACCTGATGGAAAGAATGAACGATTTAAGGACTCTACAAAAGGAATTTTATGGTGGCATGAAACGTGGTGACGATACTAGCGGAACGTTCATTCACGGAATACCAGAAAAAAAGGAAACAGGCAATCCGATATACAATAAGATGCTTGTGATTCTTGGGGAAGTGTCTAACCCAATTGTGCAAATTGCCAAAAACGTTGGTTTCAATATCACTAAAGGACAAATCGAACACGTGCTGTGGGCTGTAGCAAATGAGGATAGAAACTACACGATAGTCAGTAATATGTGCTCGGATGTTGGGGATTCTGATAACTTAGAGAAACAGTGGGCACAGCCGCCGGCCACCAATGTCCCAAATGAGGCTAAGGTTCCCGATGATAAGGACCCCGAGGCCACTAAGATAAAGAAGCTTATTGAGGGCGTGACCGAGCTCGTCGATGAAATGGATAAGATTACCCCAGAAGACCGTCAGGCTGTCCGTGCGGCTATTGATAAAGGTTCGATTGAAAATGATTGGCCTACCGAGGAAGCCATGATTGACGAGTTGAGTAAGCTCGAAGACTTCGTGGATCCCAATGACCTTGAAGCCGACTTTGATATCAAGATGGCATACCTTAAGTACGTGCTGGCACCAAAGGCCATTAGCATGATTGAATCGAAGGTCAATGAGAAGGGCTGGTTTTACCGTGCCGTAGACGATTTGAAGGCCGACCCAAAATTTCAAAAGCTGGTTAAAGACAACGGGGCAAACAGTGACGAAGTCCGCGATTTTGTAATGCGTGGTGAGGGTACTAGTACTGCTGGCTCTATCGTTGACGACCTGGTGAAGGCCGCTACTGGTCAAGAGGTTGTAGAGGCTAAAGTCAATGAAAAAGAAGCAAGCGCTCGGCTTGAAAGACTACTTGATAAGGCCGCCAATTCCATAGATAGTATCACTGACGTTGAAATGGAGGAAATGATTAAGCTATTGAGGGCTGAGGAACGGGGCGAAAAGAAGAAGGATGAATCAAAAGTCAATGAGGAATTTCAAGACAAGATGATGCCTGGTCAGAAGCCGGAAAACCCAGAGGAAAAGAAAAAGCGTGAAGCACTTGTTACCGCTGCAGCTAAGGCTGTGGAGGCTTTTGGTGAGGATGAACTGGAAGCCTATGCTTCTCAGATTAAGAAACGCCAGCAGGGAGCTAAATGATGGATGATCTATTGAAAAACCTAAGGGCCGTCAACGAGTCCGATGATCGGTACTCAACCAAGGTTGAGGTTGATGTTCATATTGAAGGCGTTGAAATCGAGAGTGTCAGTGATCTAACGATTCAGTACGACCTGAACTTCGAAAGCCGGGAATGGGGCATCAAGGATGTAGATTTCGTGCCTCGTGGGGATGCTGATATCGACGTTGAGGTTATGGTGGCCGGTAACAAAAATCCGATTACCGTACGGATCGACCCAAAAAACGCCAAGATCAGTTGGGTTCCGGGTCATCGGTATGCTCCACAGAGTGTGAATATCGTCGCGACGAAGGATGGTAAAGTGGAGAGTGTTGAGATCGTCATGGAGTACTTGGTGCCGGACTGATGATGCGTGACTTGCTTGGTGTCTTGTTGGAGGGCCCAGAACCAGACTGGACGAAGAAACCAGCCGTGTTCCCGTCCACTCAACATACCGGTCGTGGCAACCGTACACAATCGGCCGTAAATTGGCCAAAAATTGTTCAATCAATGGTTTCAGGTCGACTTGAGAAGATTTACAAGGCGTGGTCTGAGGCAGACAAAAGTGAGATTACCAAGTACGTTTCGTGGGACTGTGTCTCAAAGCAGACGGGCATACCAGTCGAAGAAATCGCGGCCGAAGTCAAATACCTACAGAAGGAGCACCCAGATCAGGTAGGTTTGACCGTTGATAGGATGGGCAATCTGACGTACTTTAAGTTCAGGGGAAGACCAGTGATTACACCGGTGACGCGTGTTGTAGACCCAGGGTATAAAAGTGATTAGTGATCTGATCGAAAGACTGTTACACTTGAATGATTCGATGGTTGATTTCCCTCGACCCGATCTCGATCTCAGTGTGTGGAATAAGACTGATAGCCATACTAGTGACGGCATACCGGGTGCGTACACTCTTAAACCCGATGTCAAGAAGAAGATCCTGGACACTCTTAGTAAATATCCTGATGTTGATTTGTTAATCATCGCTTCTTCTGGTGGTGAACATAAAGAAGAAATACATGTAATTGGTTCCATTTGCACAAACCAATACGTTGATGATAGTGATATCGATATTCACATTGTTGTGTCCCCCGATTCCGAGGGTTTCAATGATGGAGATTTTCAGGATGCTGTCAATGATTGGTTCAAGGAAGAATCCAACAAACAATTTATTGGTAAACATCCTATCGAAGTTTATCTCCAATTCAACCCAAATCAGGAGTTGATGGCTGATGGTGTGTACCGTTTGATGACTGGTGAATGGTTAAAGGGGCCAAAAATTGTACCTGCTAACTACAACCCGTATGAAGATTTTGCCCACGTATTCGACGACTTGAGACCAATCGTGCAGGGTGTCGATGTAATGCTTGGTGAACTGAAGCGGGATGTTATCGACTATGAGACTATCAAATCTGCAATCACGAAGTTACCAAAGAAGGAACGCGGTGATTTGAAGGCTGCTCTTGAGGCCAAACTTGAAGAAATTGAGCAAGACATTCAAGGTCTATACAAGAAACGTAAGGACCTGGCTAAATCCCGCGAGTTGGCTTCCCAGCCGAAGACACCGGAGGAGGCGCTCAAGAGCGCTGAGCTTACGAAGGAATGGCGGGATAAGAATGCTGCCTTCAAGTTCGTTGCACGGTATCAGTACATGCGAGTCATTAAGGAACTGGAGAGTTTGCTTGATGATGAAAACGGTGAATTGACTGGCAGTGACGTAAAGAAGGTAAAGAAGATAGTGGGCGGGGTTGAATAATGAGCAAGATGATTCCACAGGAATCGATTGACGCCTTCCGCCAGCAAGTAGACATTACGCTGTCTATGTACGGTATCGATTGTGTTCTTTATCTTCCCACCGATGTTTCATATGCCGCTTCTGAGAAAAAAGATGTCTTTGCTATTCCGGCCGATTTGACCTTTATTAGTTATGCAGCCCAGGTTTTCATTGAGTGGGGTGTGAGTGTCTATCGGTTAAAGCAACTCGGCCTGTTCGTGGAAGACATGCTTCCAATCGTCGCCTGGTTTCCTAATCACGCGATTGCAAGGGAAGGCTCGGAAATCGGCACCGAGGTTGCCATTGATGTGATCAAACGCAGTTACTTCACGGTCAGTCCGGAGTTCATTCCAGGCAACTACGTTGGTAGTGAAGCATTTGAAGTAGTGAACCCCACTGTCAAAGGCATACACGACGCCGTTCTGGTTCAAGGGTGGTCTATTGTTCCACGGAGAATACGAAAATGAAGAGAATCACGGAAATTAGGAATCATTCAGATGCCGGTGTCCCGGTTCTTTGTTCTGACGGGTCACAGATGGTGCTTGGTCGGGGTCAGGTGCTTAGGGTTAGGCATCTAGATATTGTTAACATCGATGAAATTAAAGACCTTGTGACTGTAGTCTACGACTTGTCGGAGGTTGGCAGTGAATAGTACATTCCAAAAACTTGGTATCAAGCTGCTTGCCACGAAGCTTCTACACGACTACCGAGAATGCAAGGCTTCGGTTCCTGAGACCGAGCTTGAACACTTTTCACAGAAGTGGTTCGGTGTATGGGTTGATGCGGACGATGACTATAAGGAATCAGTATTCATGGAGTTTATGGGGGTGCTCAGTGATCGGTCTACTTGAACGACTATTGAAGATATATGAGGGATGGAAAGATGTTTACCATCAGTTCGTAGACTCCGGTAAAGTTTCAGCTGCCGTGTTTACAAAATTCCGAACTGAGGACCCTTCTGATACCAAGAAGTACCTTCAATGGATGTGCAAACAATATATTTCAAATCCCGGTCGTCAGACCCATATTGTTGATGTGGTAAAAATGTTTGATCAACAAGTTCAACGAAATCTGATAAAGGGTGATGAATCAGATATTAACAAGTATGATTTGGAGGGGGCGGACAAAGTTGCAAAGAAACAATCACAAGAAAAAACCCATGGTGAAGTAAAACGAGAACAAAAGTCCGAATCCATAATTGTTGATGAGACCGATGACTACCTGATTGTGGTTCCCGAGTCCCATTCCGCTTCCTGTTTCTATGGAGCCAATACCAAGTGGTGTACTTCGGGAAAAACAGCGGAGCATTGGGATTCGTATTGGAAAGAAAATATCAAAATCTACATTATTATAGATAAAAAGAAAAACAAGAAGTACGCCATAGCCGTAGGCCCAAACGGTGCGATGGAAGCCTTTGATGAAAAGGATCGTAAAATTTCCCTTCCATCAATCGAGAAGCAAATGGGGTTGAAGTTACCCGATATATTTAAGCCATTAACCAAACAGGCAACAACTGGTAGAAAACAGAAACAAATAGAGGAAATTTTGTCCAAATCTACCAAGAACCCCGATGGTACGTATTCTACTGATGGAGATGTTAATTTTTCTTCTATGGGTCTGAAAAAACTGCCGGTAAAATTCAAATATGTTGGTGGGGATTTCGACTGCTATGACAATGAACTTACATCCCTGAATGGTGCCCCATCGAAGGTTGGTGGTAATTTCTACTGTAATCACAATCAACTTACGTCCCTGAATGGTGCCCCATCGGAGGTTGGTGGTGATTTCGACTGTGAATACAATCAACTTGCATCTTTGGAGGGTGCCCCATCGGGGGTTGATGGTAATTTCTACTGTTATAACAATCGACTCGCATCTTTGGAGGGTGCCCCATCGGGGGTTGATGGTAATTTCTACTGTTATAACAATCGACTCGCATCTCTGGAGGGTGCCCCATCGGAGGTTGGTGGTAGTTTCAAATGCAACGACAATCAACTTACATCCCTGAATGGTGCCCCATCGGAGGTTGGTGGTAATTTCGACTGCTATGACAATGAACTTACGTCCCTGAATGGTGCCCCATCGGAGGTTGGTGGTGATTTCGACTGCAGCAACAATCAACTTACGTCCCTGAATGGTGCCCCATCGGAGGTTGGTGGTGATTTCGACTGTGAATACAATCAACTCCCTCGTGATGAACTTATGAAAACAGTCGATAGGAGTTATTTAAAGTGAGTGAAAGTATTACCAAGTTCGTTGATGACACGTTGAAGACCCTGCTATTCACAAAGTTCGGTGACCTGCTTGATATAGACGTAGGTATCGAGGCAGATGAGGATAAGATTAATAAGGGCGTTATTCAGTCGCCAAAAGAAACAGCGCTTCGTAATATTGCTGAAAAACGCGGTGAAGACTTCCTCGAATTCATCAACTTCTGGCGAATGGGTACGTCGCCTGCTTGGGACCGGCAGAGAACAGCCGTAGCTCGTCGTGGTATCTGGTTGACTGCTTTGGACGCCGATAGACTAAAGGCTATCAATATCAAAGCCCAACCTGTGGATCTGCAATACAATGCGTGGTTCTGGAGTAAGGACCTTGACAAGATTTACCAGTGTATTGAGCGATACATCTTTTGGCAGCAGGACTATCCGAAGATTGATCTGACTTATACGTTCGATTCAACCCACACGTTCAGTTGTTCCCCAGAGCTTCACTTTGGGGAAATTGTGGACGAGTCTACCGCTGAATCTCAGTACCAACAGGGTCTGATTTTTGTATACAAGATGCCGATAAAGGTCGATGCGTGGGTCCTACAGGGCTACGACTTCCATACCATTACCAAAATCGTACTGACTATTTACGACAAGGGCTTGGTCACCAATTATTCAGAGATTGTGATACCAGATTCTAACCAAGACGTTGAACTCGCGAATACGCTGAAGATGTCTACTGGGATCTTGTATGGTATCGATTCGATTATCTTGGCAAGCAACCAGGTTGTGGTGCCGAACGACAGAAGCAGTGACTTTACGGCTGGTGATCGAATCAGAATATGGGAATCGACAAGTAACGACGAGTCTTACGTAATCAACTCGGTTGCTGTGGTGGCCGGCAAAACCGTCCTCGGTCTGACCGGTGCCTTAACTGACGATACTGCAGACGGGGTTGTTTACAAGGTCAGTTAGTATATGCGGGAATTGTTGCCCATGGTACTTTTGGTGTTGAATCGTTTTATGTTGATGTATGAAGAGTCTACCGAAATATAGGAGGTAAGTATGTCGATTCACCTTTCCCCCGGCGTCTATTCCCAAGAAAAAGACCTGTCGGATATTGTTACTCGTATTGCGACGGCAAGCTCTGCCCTGGTGGGATATTCAGTCAAAGGCAGTGTCGATGAAATCAAGCTGATTACCAGTGATCAGCAGTTCATAGACGAGTACGGTGAACCCGACCCGGATTCCGGACATTTCTTTCACTATGCTGCTTTAGCCTTTTTGGGTAAGGGCAGTACGCTTTATTGTCTGCGGGTTGTGAACGGTGCTCTGTACGGTGGGGTTGATATTCAGTACAGCACGTCCGGTGATAGTAATGTTGCGTTTGCAACTGGTAAATCTAGTAGAACCTTCGCTCCTGCTTCTGGTCAGATAACGGAAACTGTTCTACAGATCGTCGGGGTCAACCCGGGTGTGTGGAATAACAAGATTGGTATTGAAATTTCCGATATTAAAGACGGTTCTGACCCAATCGTTACTGACCAGTACACGTTTAAAATTAGCGTGTTTTCCCAGGATGCGGATGGTAACTGGGTTCAGGTTGAAACGTGGAAGGTGTCCCGTAAGCGGAAGTACGATGGGTACGGTAAGCAGTTGTACATGGTCGATAAGATCAACGGTGTCAGTAAGTACATTTATGTGCTCGATAGTGCTATGACCGACACTGTATTGCCAAAGGTTCAGGTCAACCAGTTGGACTTTGCGGCTGGTTCAGATGGTAGTCCCATTTCAGCCACTCATCTGGTTACTGGGTGGGATGAGTTCATCAATCCAGACAGAATTGACGTTCGAATTTTAATCAACGGTGGCGAAACGGCAATATCTGTTCAAACGGAAATGATGACAATTGCCGAAGCCAGACGCGACTGTGTAGCCATCCTAGATATCCCGTGGTCTTCACTGTCCTCGGTCGGCGGAATGACAGCGTTCAGGAACACTATCTTTGATTCGAGCTACTGTGCGTTGTACGCTGGTTGGGGCCAGATTTACGACAAGTACAACGACATCGTGATCGACGTTCCTGCTTCTGGCCACATTGCTGCTCAGTATGCATATAACGACTACGCTGGCAAAGCGTGGACAGCCCCGGCTGGTGATAATCGTGGTGTTCTTGACCTGCTCAGCATCACCGGTCCAACTGGTAAGTTGGTCTTTACCGAGGGCGAACGTGATACACTGTACGTGGACCAAATCAACCCGCTGCAAATTTTCAGTGGTTCTTCGCCTAGAATTTGGGGCCAGAAGACGTTGCAGAAGAAAGGGTCGGCCACCGATCGTATTAACGTTCGTCGTCTGTTGATTGTCATTGAGAAGTCGATGGCCATCTCGCTCCGGCAGTTCGTCTTCGAGCCGAACGATGAGATCACCAGATTTCGAATCGAAGCCTTGCTCAACTCATACCTTGGTGACTTGTCTGCCCAGGGAGCATTTCAGACTGAGGGTGAGGATCAAGGTTTCCACGTAGTGTGCGACGGTACAAATAACACCGCAGTTGTAATAGACGACAATGAGTTGCGGGTCGACGTGTTCGTGAAGCCGTCGCGTGCTGCAGAATACATTCGCCTGCAGACTATCGTGACAGCAACCGGTGCAAGTTTTGAAGAGTTGATCGCAAGAGGCGTAGCGTTCTGATGATTGCACGGCTGTGGGGCAAGAATAAGAATGGAAACCGGTTTTGGTACGAATTTGTACCGTTGGCTTCGTAATTGCGATTTTCTACCCGGATTTCAGGTGCTGTGTTTTAATTGTAACTGTGGTAAGCAAGCAAACGGCGGATTCTGTCCGCATAAAGGGGTGTGCCATGAGTAGAATGGGAGCAGACAATCTTGGAGCCAACCTTACAAACCTAGCCAGAAAATACCTATTCGAGGTTATGTTCGCGAATCCCATTGGTGGTGGAGACGCTGAAGCTTTAATGCTTCGTGCCCAGTCAACCGCCATTCCGGGTAGTTCGTTCGGTGCCATCTTGATCCCGTTCAAGCAGAGTCCCGGCATTAAGTTCCCCGGCAAGTTGACGATGCCACACACGTGGACCACAACCTTTGTAGAGGGCACCGACAAGAAGGTATTCGATGCTATTTACGCATGGAAGCAACTTGTCGTTCACGACCGGTTGAACGTTGGTGGACCCGACATCATCATCAAGTCAGATATTTATCTGAATCTTCTTAGTCAGGCCGGTGTCACAACCAGTCGATTTAAGCTCGTTGGCTGTTATCCTGAGTTGATGGATGACACCCCGTTGAGCTACGATGAAGAGGCTGGTTTGATGTACACAGTGACGTTCTCATATGATCGATGGGAACGTATTGCTTAAGGTGAATGGAATGGAAATAGAAAACTTGAGTGTCGCGATATGGGATTTATTCCAAACTGAGGCTGCTATAGAGAAGGTTGCGGCATATGGCGGCGAGGATTGGGGTGAATGGCAGAAGATCCGCGGCCTGATGGTTGATGATCTGCTTTCTAGTGGGGTAATTGAACAGTGGTGGCCAGACGGTGACGGTCCAAGCAATAACGAAGATTTTGATGATATGGATGTCGAAGAAATTTACAATTTATGGATCAAGATTGGTGATCTAGACCGTAAGAATAACGACGTGGTTACATCACTGATTAAGAAAGAGATCAGGGATATAATGGGAACGGGTGACGCCACTAAATCCAAGGCAGATGAGTCCAAGATTCATGTAGATAAGAGTTTGACTACTGAACTTCTTGAGAAGTACGGCGGTAGATAGGGTAATGCAGCTTCTGATGATGCCGTTTACGATTGACGGAAAGGATTGATTAAGGTGAAAAGGGTAAACGAGGAACTAGATATTCATAATCCAGATGACGCTGCTTATATCATGAACGTTTTGTTCACGATATCGGAAGAGGGTTTTGACTTCTGGAGTGAAAATGAGTCTACACCAGAGGCACTGTCAAGTATTGTGAAAGCACTTAGTATTATGGGTTCCAGTAGTTCCACCAAGATGGCTGGTATTATATCTGCTGGAGAGTTCAACGACAGTGAGTTTGATTCAGTATACGGCCAGGTTATTGATGAACTGACGCCAATGATCAAACAACGTGATACAACTGAGTCAAAATTTGTTGGTCTTACTACCACTCTTCTTGAAAAGTACAACGGTCAATATAAGTAATGCAACTCCTAAAGTTTGATATTCCTGGGGTTCTTGGTAACCTGACCACGAGGACATGGGCCCTTCAAAGGTCGTACAATTGGCAATTAATGATGCCGTTTACGATCGAAGGTGTGCTTGGTGTCTTCGTGTCGCAGTATTGTCAGGATGTCAAATTCGGTGATTACAGTGTTAGTGAACTAACTTCGGTCCGGTATGGTGCGTTCCAGCGGTTTTATGCTGGAATCGATCAGATTGATACGGTTTCGTTGCAGTTCATCATGCCGGTTGATAATAGCGTATACGACTTCTTCCGATTTTGGAGGGAGCTTGTAAGAAGTCCGAAGGGCCATTATCAAGTTAAGAGGAAGTACGCCAAGAATATTTATGTCATGACGTACGATCGATCTGGTATTCAGTCTGGTCAGTATCTTTGTCATGGTTGCTTCCCTAAGACGATTCCACCGATTACTTTGTCTTATGGTGAGGACTCGGTACTCAAGTGGGGTCTTGACTTGAGCGTGGACTACATCGAAACATTCAGTCTAATTGGTAGCATTGAACAAAGTGTAGTTAAGGCAATTGGTAGCATTCCTGGGGTGGCTAAGCTTGGGCAGGGAGTCCAGGGCCTACTGGGAGGATAGTCACTTGTTCCGGAGAAAGAAATGTCAGAAATTGAGAATTTCCATGCCATATCGTTTCCGAGTCGTTGCCTTCCGTATGACGGTGTGAAACCCGAAGACATAACGGCAAGGTCGTATCTCGGAAGGGACGAGATATACCTAGCAGAGATCACACCAGACAACCTTGATCAGAAGTTTCTACAGGTCATGAAGGGTGCCATTCACGGTATTGACCCTGAGCAAATGACGCTTGGTGACCGTGAATACTTTATCTTGTGGGAGTACATTAGGTCGTATTCAGACCACCTAGGTCTTGAACTGGTATGTCTTAAATGTGGTAAACAGATTGAGATACAGGTAGACTTGCGTGAATTGAACGTAATCGAGTTGCCTGAAAATTTCAAACAGCCGTACCCAGTACCACTACCGAGCGGTATTGACGTTCAACTTCGGTTGCTTACGATTAAAGATGAAATTGATGCCAACGAATTCGCTCAGAAGAGTAACGAGGCGTTAATTTTCCGGTGTGCCAGGTCAGTGGTTGAGGCCGGCAGCATCGTTGATAAGATGGAAAGACTAAAGTCCCTCCCCGCAAGTGACGTTGCTACAATTCGAGCCTTTCATGAGCAGTTCTATCATGGGCCGAATATGAATACAAAGTTCAAATGCCCGAAGTGTGGTGCGGAGGACGACGTTGAAGTCCCCTTTCGATTTGAGTTCATTTTTCCGAGGGGTGAGGCCCTTACAAGAGCTTTTGGAAAGAGAATTCGACCTTAAGTTTCATGGTCGTTTCTCTATCGAAGAAATTCGAGCCATGGACGTACGAAAGATAGATTGGTTTCACTCAAGGCTAAGTAAACAGTTAAGCGACACGGAAGATGCGAATAAGTAAAGACACACCGAGAGCAGACGACCGTTGGTATGGTGTCAGTGTTAACAATGACACTATCCTACACCAGATTTACGCTAGTTTCAGAAATGAGTATATACCGTTTCTTACCGAACTTTCTAAGGCATACCAAGTTGGAGAAGTAGCTAGTGACATTGATGATACCGTGTTAATGGTTCATGATGTCATGAAAAAAATTGTCGAAATAATTACAATTGGAAAAGTCGGTAAAAAGGACGCGTCCATTCTGTATCAGTCTATTAATGATATAGAGGCCAATAAGTCCAGATTGATGAATAGAATAACTGAGGATGAAGAGTTTCGGTCCAAGGTTGAAGAAATATACGAAACGACTGGAATATCAGCTAAAGACCTAGGCATAACGAAAGAAATGTTAAAGGCTGGGGTCAAGCAAGTAAAGGGTAAACAGGTTGACAACGAATTTCAGTCCGGACTTGAACAAAAGCACCCGAAGTCGTCTGGTAAACTGAAGTCTGTAGTAGAAGGGATGAAAGTTGCGGGTCTTGGTCCGTTTGCTCCCGTTCTTGATACTGTTGGTGACGTTGAGAATTGGTTACGATCCAAGCTAATAAAACCAAAGGAAAA